CAACGGCGAGCCGGATAACAAAACTGGCCACGATCATCCCAATGATGCGGTCGGCTACTTCATTGTGAGGCGCTATCCCATCGTTAAACGGGCCGCTTCGCTCCAATCTTTCAGGATGTAATGGAAAATACTTCAGTCAATCAACGGTCGCCAGCGGTGGAGGCGATGGCTCGCCACTGGCCGGTCATCGATGCACTGATGGGCGGGACTGCGGCCATGCGCGATGCCGGGAAGGAATATCTTCCCCAGCAGCCGCGCGAGGACGATGAGGATTACAAATACAGGCTCGCCACCGCGACTCTGTTCCCTGCATTTGCCCGGACTGTGAACGTGATGTCCGGCAAGCCGTTCTCGAAGCAAGTCACGTTGAGCGAAGACACTCCGCCGCGCATTGCTGAGCTTGCCGATGATATCGATGGCCAGGGCCGCAGCCTGCATGTATTTGCCTCTGATTTGATGGAAGAGGCGATTTCGGCGGGATTTGGCGGCATCTTGGTGGATTACACCCGCACCGAGGGTAGGGCGAAAACACGGGCTGATGAACAGGCAATGGGCGCCAGGCCGTACTGGGTCCATATCAAGCACAATCAGATTCTCGGGTGGCGCGTGGGAAAGGTTGGCGGCGTCACGCAATTGTCCCAGCTCCGGATTGCCGAGGAGGCTGAAGTGCCGGATGGGGAATTCGGCGTCACAACGGTCAGTCGCGTCAGAGTCCTGGAGCCGGGAGCGTGGCGGCTCTACGAAAAAACCAACAGCGGTCACGCTCTCGTTGATCAAGGCGTGACGACCCTGAGCGTCATTCCATTTGTGCCTATCTATGGCAGGCGTCTGGCATATATGGTCGGCCATCCGCCGCTACTGGACATGGCCTATCAGAACGTCAAGCACTGGCAGGCCCAAAGCGATCAAGATGATTCCGCCAGGTTTGCCCGCAAGCGCCTGCTCGTATTCGTCGGGCTGGACGATACGCAAAACCTGACGGCGTCATCCAGCCAGGCTATCAAGTTGCCGTTGGGCGGTAGCGCCGAAGTCATCCAAGGCTCTGCCGAGTCTGTGACGGTGGGGCGCGCCGAGTTGGATGCACTGGAGGGGCAAATGATCCAGTCCGGCGCCGAGTTGCTGACCAGGCAGCCGGGACAGCGTACCGCCACAGAGGCTAGCAATGACGCGGAGGCCAACAAGAGCGAGCTTCAGCGCATTGTGGAGACGTTTGAGGATTCGCTGGACATGGCACTGCAACTCACGGCGGACTGGCTTGGGCTGCCCGATGGCGGTTCGGTGTCGCTCTATAAGGACTTCTCCGTTGGCAGCCTGAGCGAGGCGACCGCGCAATTGCTCTTGCAGCTCCAGCAGGGCGCGGTCATCACCAAGGCGACGCTCATCAAAGAGCAGCAGCGCAGGGGGGTGCTATCGCCCGACCTAAACCCGGCGGCAGAGCTTGATGCGGTGGCAGAAGAAGGCCCGCCGCTGGGAACCATGGGTGATGAGTAATGCCGACGGTCAATGAAATGCTGCTGGACGAGGCGATCCGGCATCAAGTCGCATTGGCCAAGTACTCCAATAATGTCGTGCGCCGCATCATGGCGTTGCTGAATCGCTCGGATGCGCGCCTGTTTGCTGAGTTGACCGCCGCGCTGGAGCGGCTTGACCCGGCCAGCTTCACGGTCGAGCGGCTCGAGTCCATGCTGGCCAGCGTGCGCAGCATCAACGCGCAGGCGTATGCCCTGGTAGGCAGGGAGTTGCGGCGCGAACTGCAGGAGTTCGTGACGTACGAGGCGGCTTATCAAGCCCAGATGCTGACGTCGATCCTGCCGGCGCAAGTGCATGTCGCCAGCGTATCGGCGGAAGCCATCTATACCGCCGCAATGGCAAGGCCATTTCAAGGAACGCTGCTCAAGGGCGCGCTGGATCACCTGGAGTCGGAGAAGGCACGCAAGATTCGCCGGACCATTGCGCAAGGCTATGTCGAAGCGAGAACCACAAGCCAGATCGTGCAGGAAATTCGCGGCACGCGGGCAAGAGGATACGCCGACGGGTTGATGGAAGGCACAAGGCGAGAGATCGAGGCGATCACTCGGACAGCCATGGGACACATGGCCGGGTTCACGCAAGACCGCTATGCCGAGGCCAATCAAGACATCCTGAAGGGCGTGATGTGGGACTCGACCATCGACCTGCGCACATCATCCGGGTGCAGGCTGCGCGACAAGAAGCTTTACCATCCGGTCACGCACAAGCCAATCGGACATAGCATCCCATGGCTGGGCGGGCCCGGGCGCCTGCATTGGAATTGTCGTAGTGCCCAGGTATTCGTGACAAAGTCCCTGCGTGACATGGGTATCGACATGGATGATCTGAGCGCATCCAGTACCCGGGCGACGATGGATGGCCAGATCCCCGCCGATGTGTCATACGGCGAATGGCTGAAAAAGCAGAGTTATGACCGGCAGGTGGAAGTACTTGGCCCCACCCGGGCGAAATTGATGCGCGACGGCGACCTGCCGATGGATCGGATGTACGGCCAGAAGGGCGAATACTTGACGCTCGACCAATTGCGCGAGCGCGACGCGGCGGCGTTCAGAAAGGCAGGGATTTAGGCGTAAAATGCCGGGATGCTAAAACTCGTCCCAAAATCCGAGCCAACTGCCAGGCAAGCCGTCACCGAGCGCGTCAAGAAGATGTACAAGCGCGAAGACGGCATGCTGCAATGCAATCGTTGCGGCTGCCGCACCAGCCTGACCGCGGTCAATGGCGCCTTCGTCAGAAATGGCCGCAAGCAGGGCGGGACAGTCATTGAGAAGGATGTCTGCGCCGAGTGCTATAAGCGCGGGATCACGTCGCCAATGTTGCCGGAATTGAAGCCGGTGAAATAGCAACACACAATTTATCGAGGCCAGCCTAACCCGCTGGCCTTTTTCGTTTTCGAGCCGCTTGGAGCAATCCGGCGGCTTTTTTTGTGCCCACTCGCAATGCAGTAAGCGGCGCGGTGGCCTTCGGGCAGAAAGCCCTAAACCTTCTAGAACAGAAAGTTCACGCACCTATGAAGCTCAAAATCGACGCCGAAGGCCATGCAGTTCTTCAAGATGGCAAGCCTGTTTACCTCCACGACGACGGACGCGAAATCGCATTCGATGGCGCGCAAGCGTTCGGAAAGATCGGTCAACTGACTGGAGAGAACACAGCTTACAAGAAACGGTTCGAGGAGGCAGAAAGCAAACTCAAATCGTTCGATGGTATCGCGGATCCCGCCGCTGCCTTGAAGGCACTGGAAACCATCACCAGCCTCGATCAGAAAAAACTGATCGATGCCGGCGAGGTGGAAAAGGTGAAAGCCGAAATCAGCAAGGCATTCGAAACCAAGTTGGCGGAGGCGACCGGCGAGGCCCAGGCGCTGAAGCAGCAGCTCTACGCCGAAAAGGTCGGCGGGGCATTTGCCCGCTCGAAGTTCATCGCCGAAAAACTGGCCATCCCGCCCGACATGGTGGAGGCCCGTTTCGGCAAGAACTTCGCTATCGAGGATGGCAAGATCGTCGCGAAAGACCAGAACGGCAACAAGCTGTATTCCGCGGCCAACCCAGGCGAATTGGCAGGCCCAGACGAAGCGCTGGAATTGCTGATTAACGCCTACCCCTACAAGGATTCCATCTTGAAGGGCTCGGGCGCGTCCGGGAGCGGGGCAGATCAGAGCGGTCAAGGTGCAGGCGGCAAAAAGTCCATATCCCGTGCGCAGTTTGAAGCACTTGATCCGGCGGCGCGAGTCTCTGCGATCAAGGGCGGCACAGCGATCACGGATTAAATCCATTTTGAATTGAAAGGCACCACCAAATGGCCAATATTTTGACCGGGATCATCCCGACCCTATACGAGGCGCTGAATACCGTTTCCCGTGAAATGGTGGGGTTTATCCCCGCGGTGCGCCGCGACTCCAACGCCGAGCGCGCCGCTGTCGGCCAGACCGTCCGTGTTCCCCTGGGTGAGGCTGGCGAACTCGAAAACATCACCCCAGGCGCCGCTCCTGCCAACTCTGGCGATACCACTGTCGGATATACCGACATCGTGATCACCAATTCGAAGGCCGCGCCGGTTCGCTGGAATGGCGAGGAACAGCGCGCGGTTGGCAGCAACGGCACCTATAACCAGGTGCTGGCCGATCAATTCACCGACGCCATGCGCAAACTGGTGAATGCCGTGGAGATTGATCTCTCCGTCGCCGCCAAGATCGGCGCATCCCGCGCATATGGCGCAGGCGGCACCGTGCCGTTCAGCACCGCCGGCGATTTGTCGGACTTTGCTGGTGTCGCGCAAATCCTGGACGAGAACGGCGCCCCCGTCGTTGACCGCCAGCTGGTGCTTGGTCACTCGGCCATGGGAGCGCTGCGCGGCAAGCAATCCGTGCTGTTCAAGGTCAACGAGGCAGGCAGTAGCGACATGCTGCGCAATGGCCTGACCGATCGCGTGCAGAACTTCGCTCTGCGATATTCCGGCGGTATTGCACAGCACGTCAAGGGCGGAGGGGCATCTTATGTGACTAGCGGCTCTACCGCTATCGGCGTTACTGATATTGCGCTGGTAACTGGTACCGGCACCGTTCTTGCTGGCGACATCGTGACCTTCGCGGATGACCCCTCGGCTGCCAAGTACGTGATTGAGACGGGCGTAACCGCTCCCGGCACCATTTCACTGAACAAGCCCGGCGCCCGTGGCGTCATCGCTACCGCAAAGGCAATGACCATTGCCGATAGCTATATTCCCAACGCCGCATTCTCCCGCAATGCCATCGTGTTGGCCGCCCGCGCTCCTGCTGTGCCAGACGGCGGTGATTCTGCCGACGACGCGCTGACCATCACGGATCCGGTCACCGGCATGACGTTTGAGGTGCGCGTGTATCGCCAATACCGCCAAGTGAAGTACGAGGTCTGCTTGGCATGGGGCTGCGCTGCCATCAAGCCGGAGCATATCGCTCTCTTGGCTGGCAAGTGATGAACCTGGCCGGGGGCTTCGGCTCCCGGCCAATCCAAGGACACCGAAATGGCAAATATCTCCAAGGCCGAGCGCGAAAAGCGCGCCGCAGAATCCAAGGACACCGAAATGGCGGATGAATCTGGCCTGATTCGCATGATCAAGGGCGCCGACGCGCTCGACGTGCACCCGACGTGCGTCAAGGCGCATGAATCCATCGGCTGGAAAGTGGCGGAGTAAATGGCCCTGATCGTCGCTCCCGCCGAAGGCTACGACGCACTGGTGTCGCTGTCCGACGCCAATGCGTATTGCACGGCGATGGGACATGTCGCCTGGACTGGCACGGACGAGGTAAAGGAATCCAAGCTGCGCGTGGCGACTCAGTACCTGCTGAGCCACTACCAGATCAAGGCGGATTACCTCGATCCGGTCCACAAGAATGTCGCTGCAGCGTGCTGCGAGGCTGCCTTGCGGGCTCTCACTGGCGCGCTGTACACGGACGTGTCCGCCGCGGTGGTGACGCAGAAGACGGTCGGCCCGATCTCGGTGAGCTACAGCGAGAACGTCCGCAATGGTGGGCAGACGCGCTTTGCCTTGATCGACGACCTGCTGCGCGGGCTGACCGATGGCGGGTTCGGGATGATCAAGTTGGTGCGGGGCTGACTATGTGGGGCGTATTTCAGAAGCCGGGCACACTGGAAATCCACGTCATCCCGCTGGAAGACCTGCGCCCGCACGACTGCGACATGGGCTGCTGGTGCATTCCGGTCGAGGATGATCAGGAGGTGGCGGTGAACCGACACAACGCGATGGACGGCCGCGAGGCATTCGAGCGTGGAGAAAGGCTGCTGTCGTGAGCTTCTACTCGGACATGGCCGCCACCGCGGTCGAACTGCTGAAGGAGTTCGGCCAGGCCATCACGTTGGGGAGCGTCACGACTGGCGCCTACTCTGCCGAAACAGGCAGCGTGACCAATACCGTCACGAATCATGCCGGCTTCGGCGCCGTTTTCGATTATGCGCAGCGCGACATCGATGGCACGGTGATCAAAAAAGGGGATCGCCGCCTGTACATCGCACCGAACATCGGCGCAATCCCGAAAACCGGCGATACCGTAACACTTAGCGATGGAGCGAAACTGACTGTGGTATTAAGCAGCCCACTGGCACCCGCCGGTACGGTGCTGTTGCATGACGTTCAGCTGAGAGGGCTATGAGCAACGCCCGATTCAAGCGCGACTTTGCCAAGCTGCTCCAGCGCGCCGGCGACAAGGCCAATACATTGGTGCGCGTGTCCGCCGTCAATGTCGGAAAGGGACTGGTCGAGAAGTCGCCGGTGGATACTGGCCGGTTCAAAAACAACTGGGTATATGGTGCCGGCGTGCTCAATACCTCAACCACGCAGGCAATGGATAAGTCCGGCGCCACCGCACAGGGCCGCATCGCTACCGGTGTTGCGACCTGGAAGCCGGGGCAGTCGATCTACATCACCAACTCCTTGCCGTATAGCCGCGCACTGGAATATGGGCTGTACGGCAAACCGCCGGGTTCGGCGAATGGTCCCAAGACGATCAATGGCTACTCCACACAAGCGCCCGGCGGAATGGTCAGGCTGACCGTGGCCGACTTCTCGAAAACCGTGCGTGACGCGGCGGCAAAACTGAAATGAGCATTCAACTGATACGCAAGGCATTGGAAAAGCGCCTGGGATCGATGACGCCCGCGCTGGCGACGGCATTCGAGAATGTCGCCTTCACGCCGGCAGCCGGAACGCCGTACCAGCGCGTCAACCTCCTACCTGCTACGCCGGATAACGCCACGCTGGGCGACGCGTATTACCGCGAAAACGGGCTGTTCCAGGTCACGCTGCTCTACCCGCAACTGGCCGGTCCAGCGGCGGCAGAGGCGCGCGCGGAAGCCGTCAGGGCGCATTTTAAGCGCGGTACCAGCATCACGGAGTCGGGCGTCACCACGCTGATCACGAGAACACCAAGTATCGCACCAGCATTGATCGATGGTGATCGCTATGTCATCCCCATCACGATCACGTACCAAGCAGAAATCAATTAACTCCCCGCAAGGGGTTTGCAGACAAGCCGCCATTGAGCGGCTTTTTTTATGCCCTTGCGGCTGAAAGGTAAATCATGGCTGACTCCCAAGGTGTGAATAAGGTCGTCGCGTACAAGAAGGAGGCGTCCTGGGGCGCCAAGGCGAGCACCTCCGGCGCGAAGTATCTGCGCCGCGTCACCGCATCGTTCCAGCTCGAAAAGGACACCTACGAGTCCAACGAGATCCGCATTTCCCAACAAACCGCCGACATGCGCCACGGCACCCGGCGTTCGTCCGGATCCTTGGATGGCGAACTGGCGGGAAACAGCTACACGGAATTTCTGGCCGCCACCCTGCGCAAGGACTTCGCCGCGGGCCCGACCACTGGCGCCGTTGCCGTCATCGCGGTCGATGACTCCGGCAGCAAATTCGTGCGCTCTACCGGCTCATTCCTGACCGATGGCTTCGTTGAGGGCATGGTGATCAATGTCAGTGGCTTTACCACGGCTGGGAACAATGGATATTTCGTAACGACCGCCGTCTCTGCACTTGAAATGACCGTCGCATCGTTCGCGGATGTTTCGCCGCTAGTCGACGAGGTCGAAGGCGATACCGTCACCATCGTCGCGCCCGGCAAGGTGTCGTTTGTGCCGTTGACCGGTCACACAGACGATTCCTTCACGTTCGAGGAATGGTATCCCGATTCGACCATCAGCCGCACCTTCACCGGTCTGCAGGTCAATCAGACAGATATCGCTTTGCAGCCCAACAGCATGGCAACGGTCAACTTTGCTTTCATGGGCAAGGATGCCGAGGCGCCGACAAGCTCGCAATACTTTACCAGCCCGACAGCACAAGGCACCGAGGGCACGTTCAGCGGCCCGGACGGCCTGTTGATCGTCAATGGCGCGAAGAACGGCAAGGCCACCAGCCTGAACATCAGCATCGCCCAAGGCATCACCCAAGAGGCCGTGATCGGCTCCAACAGCATCGGCGCCAAGTCGCGCGGCAAGGTCGCGGTGACGCTGAGCGGCGCTGTGGTTTTCGATGGCTCCGCGTTCCTGGGGTATTTCGACGCCGAGACCGAAATCAACATCACCTATGTGCTGCGCTCGGCGGATCGCACCGATTACTTCGCCGTCCATATGCCGCGCGTGAAGATCGGTACCAGCACGACCGACGACGGCGAGAAAGTCATCATCCTAAGCTTCGATGGCGTGGCACTGGAGGGTGTCGGAGGTGACGGCAAGCGCCCGACGACTATCCAGGTGCAGGACACCAGCGCGGCCTGACCCAGATCCAAGCCCCCCCCTCGCACCGACCGGCTGCTGTCTTTCCTTCGCAGGGAAGCGGCGGCCGGCACGGGCATTAACTCTCTGCGAATGAAAACATGAGCGATAAAGAATTGCTTGATATCACCGGCTTTGATGCGGTTAAAGAATCTGAGGCTGGATACGAATTCGAGTTGCTGCATACCGACGGCGTGACAGGAACTGGGGTATTCGTGACCGTGCAGGGCAAGCACGCGGACGAGGTCAAGAAATGGAATTCCGCCCTGGTCGCAAAAATGACTCGCGAACATCAAATGGCGGCCAGGAAAGGAAAGCCTGTCGAGCCAAAATCAATGGACGAACTGGAAGCGCAGAACATTGATGGCGCCGCCCTTCGTGTCACTGGCTGGCGCAATGTGAAGCAACCATTTTCCCGCGAAGCCATGGCCGCTGCATTGAAGCGCAATCCGCACTGGATCGATGCCATCGTTCATGAAAGCGATGACCTCGGAAATTTTACGAAAGCGCGCTGATTGAGTTGGTCGAGTATGCCGAGGCCTCTTTTAAGCTGAATAGTCGGCAGAAAGACGGATCAACGCGGCGCGAGCATTACATTGCTGCCGGCATCCCGGAAAGCGATTGGGGTTTGCCAGATTTTCCCATTCTACTGTTTGATCTGTGGGAATGGTTTCTTCTTCTGCACGCAGACAGATGCGGCGGCACGGGCGGGCCGATCACGCATGTGAGCATGGATGCGTTTTGTCGGCTGCGCGGTGTTCGTCTCAGCAAATGGGAAATGGATGCCGTTCTTAAATTGGACTCGATCGCCTTGGAGCATTTCAAGGACTCATAGTAGGGAAATCTAATGGCCGTAGACATCGAAACTATTGGCGTCGAGTTTGATACCTCGGGGTTGCTAAAAGGACAACGCGAGCTCAAGAATACGGAGCGCGCCGCTAACAACACCGCTGACGCTGCCGACAATACCGGGCGTAGGTTCAGCGCCTTGTCGAGTGCCGCAAGTGCCGTGGCAGCTACTCTTGCCACATTGGCAGTGGGTTTGCTTGGGCGCCAGTTTGTGCAGACGGCAGATGCCGTCGCCCTCATGAATGCACGGCTAAAGCTTGCGGCAGGCGGGGCGGCAGATTTTGCCCAGGCGCAGCAGGAGATTTACCGCATTGCCCAGGCAAACAATGTTGGCCTGAATGAAGCTGCAACGCTTTACACAAGGATGGCCGATCCTGTTAAAAAGATGGGCGGAGGCGTTAAAGAAACGGCGGCCATTGTGGATGCGTTCGCCACCAGTCTGCGGGTTAGTGGCGCGTCGTCGCAAGAGGCATCTGCGGCTACCTTGCAATTTGCTCAAGCCATGGGGAGCGGCAAGCTTGCTGGCGATGAATTCCGGTCAATGGCGGAAACATCGCCTCGATTCATGAAGGCGCTGGCTGATGGCCTCGGGGTTCCGATTGGAAAACTCAAGGAAATGGCCGCCAATGGTGAATTGGCCGCAGGAGTCGTCGGAAATGCGCTGATTGGCTCGCTCGGTAAGCTCAAATCCGAAGCCGCGGGATTGCCGGATACTGTCGGCGGCGCGTTCACTCGCATTAAGAACGATTGGCTGCTGGCCGTCGATGAAATCAACAAGGAATCCGGCCTGACGGGCGGATTAACTGACGTCCTAGAGGTTGCACGAAAACTGATTCCTACAATCAAGGACGAGCTTGCCGGGGCATTTTCTGCCGTCGGATCATTTATCCGCAGGAATAAAGAAACGTTGGTCGAGGTGTGGGAAGCGGCAGCCGGACTCCTTGGCGACGTTTGGGAAATCGCCAAGGGATTCGTCGGAGTGGCAGCGGGAATTGTTGATGTATTGGTGCAGACGGGTCTTGTCCAGAAATCGCTGACCGCAGTCCGATATCTGATCGCCGGATTGCGGGACGGGGTCAAGATACTGGGTGCGGCTTTCGCCGCCCTTGGCTCATTGATCCTAAAGGTGGTGCTGCACCCAATGCAGCTTGTTCTTACCGCTTCGGCAAAGTTGGCCGGCGTATTCGACGATGCGCTAGCCACCAGAATCAACGGAATTAATTCTCGTATATCTGAATTTGCTGGCGCCGGCGGGCGATATGCAAAGGAAGTCGTCAGCGCATTTGCCAGCGGTGATACTGCGTTTAATAGGCTGTCTGAGAGCCTGGAAAAGACGAAAAATGCTACCGATTCGGCCAACGTATCGGCGAAAAATACGGCGGAAACCTATAAAAAACTGGTCGATCCCAACAGCGAAAATAAGGGAAATAAAACTACCGGAAAAACCGCCGCACAAAAGCTCGCCGAGGATGCCCAACGGTTCATCGATAAGCTGAGGGAGGAAGTCGAGACTTTCGGCCTGGCCGGCGCCGCCTTGGTGGCGTATCAGGCGAAAAAGGCCGGCTTTTCTCAGCAAGTTCAAGCTGAGGCCATCGCCTTGGCCGAAAAGATCGATGCGATGAACGCCGAAAAGAAGGCGGCGGAAGAATACGCCCGATTGATCGATCGCCTGATGGGAGATGTCGGCAGCCTGCGCGATCAAACTCAAGCTCAAAAAGAATATAACGAACGCCTGGGCTTGTCCAAAGAGGCGATTACCGAACTGGACGCCGCCAAACTGGAAAGCATGGCTGTCGATAAGGAGCGGCTGGCCGTCATGTACGAGATATCTGATATCACCGGCGTGGCCACCCATCTACTACG